TCTATATCCAACACACTGTAGAGGTTTTGCCACAGACACTAAGCACCCCTCCTCACGGATATTCGCTTAGCTCGGGCTGTGGCCCGGGTGGTTTTAGAGTTAACCCACCAAACTCATTTAGCAACTAAGCTATTTTCATACCTTCCCCTTATCGGTTGCTGTGAACGACGGGTAAGCGCCGGGTCTAATTGCATCACAGTTTGCAGCCAGTTTACGACATAAGACTGAGACTGGCGGTCTGTCTCAGAATGAAAGGTTAACAAATCAAGCGTTAAGCGCTACTGGTATAGGGTCAATAAGTCTCACAGTATATTCACACCAAAGTCTGCCTGCAAAGGCCGCTAGTGTTGACCCTTGTGAAGCAACGGCCAAACTGGCGGGTGTGTAATTGTTTCTGTCAGACAAAGAAAGGGCTCCCCAAGGGCCATTGCCAATATAGTTGTAACGAGGTTTATCAAAATTATTTACATCGAAATCAATACGAACAGCATCAGTACCACGTTCTGGCCCTCCGCCCCAGGGCGGGAAACTGATGCCTCCTTTAAGCTGGGAGGTTTGAATAAACGTGGCGGCAGTGGCATCTTGCTGATCGAAGTAGGTACCCATAGCGCACTCACCTAAAGTGGAAGTGGGACATGAAGGGACATAATAGACCGCAAGCTTAAGCCACTTAAATTTTGAAAAATTAGATGCCAATCCTGCCAAATAAGGGAAATTCCAGGGTAACATGGGTGTGCCAAAGTAATTAAGAGCTCCAAGGGCCAGCATAGAAATGGAACCAAAAGGTTCGCAGTGAGACAACGTAATGCCATCAAACAGGACATTACGTGAAATAGCACTACGAGCAATTGGTTGACGAATTACAGTGCTAGCTGATTTACGTTTCTGGATTTTACGAGAAGAACCTCCTTGGGTATTTAGATTAACCGTAACTGGTTTGGGTTTTGCGACATCCGGCTGACGACGTGGCGCCATTTCAGTTGGATTAGGCTCAAAAGTGATCCTGTTCTTAGGTTGCGGGTTGTTGAATTGCCTAATAGCGTTACCGGCACTAGCTCCTATAAGTGCTGCTAATATAGCCGGTGGTATCAAAGCCATAAAATGTTAAAATAACCTTCCTAGTGCTAAGCTAGTTCCCAGGGTTAATTTAATGTATTAATTAGCAAATGTGACGACAGCGCAGTGTTAAATTCAAATGAATTTACGTCTATCACACCAGCCCCTAAGTCAAGAGTTAGAGAATTGTAATAGTTCTCCATGAGTATCTGAGTTTCAGGCGCTATCCCGAAAGCGCGATAATAGCTAAGTCTCGTTTCGTCGGATATGACCTTCCTCCTAAAGGTAAGGCCTCGCATCCGTTCAAAGTTACCAAACTCCACTTGTCGAAACATGAAATCATCATTGATGCTCACGTCCTTAGAGTAGCGCTTGGCAGCACGATGTATAGCATTGTGCAATGCAAACGAAACAGGCACCCCAGAGTTTATTATGCGTCCACACGTGCTTATAGCCATATAAGCGCTCGCAATTTGGGCAGTGGTCTCCGAGCTAGAAAGCGTAATACAGTCCTTCGACAGGGCTTTCTCAGGATTTCTAACCATAACCCACTCCCCATTAATTTCAACTGGGTTCGACTGGCAGAATTCAATCTTCTCCAGCTCGAAACATGGATCCTCTGTAATCGCGTTGTAGCCACGGGCCAGCCACCACGGATGCAGAGTTTTGCGCAAGAGATCTAAATTGTGCCTCTCGGTGAAGATAACACAATCGTCTCCCATGTTTGCCAAACTTGCTTCTAAGCCAATTTCACTAAAATACTCCCACATCAATCCACAAACAATGAGTTTGTTTCCCATGGATGTGTTGATTTGACCACTGCCGCGGCCCCCCTGAGGACACCGGTAAGCAATGGCCCCATCACCCGCGACAGCTATGCCATAAGGCTTTCGCTGCCAACGAAGGAGCTCGGCGAGATGATCATCGCCGGGAAATGCTGACTTATAAAACTCGAACTCATAATCTAAAGCACCGGTACTTGTATGTTGGTCAAATCTAGAGAAGTCCAACGGCACAGCAACAGGATCTCTAAACCTGTCCCATTTCAAAGACAGGTGGAGACCCAATTCCTCGCAGTTGTAACCACTCATGACAGTTGGTTCACCCCATACTGCGTCTATAGCCTTCATGAACTTTTTCTCACTAAATTTGAGATAAGTCATGAGTTCCAATGAATAACGCGGATTCGGAAATTGTATCAATCTCGGTGCTGGATCACTCTTAACACTTAAATTAGTCTTTTCGCACTTCAAGAAACCAGTGAGTTTGGAGTCCTCAATGGTTACTGGAAATTCCTCCATCGAGCTTAACGCGTCTGCATAACGCGAGGCTTTACGACCTTTGTACGCACGTACGACTAGGTCATACGGGACGCGGTGGCAGCCTTGTAGGTTGTTAACCCACAGCTTTCTGAAAGTATCCAATGCAAGTGCTCCCTCTTCAGGTCGGGGTGGTGACTGCAGCCCCTCCTTCCCCTGAACAAGAAACACCCTCTCTTGGAGAGCGCGACCTAGGTTAGCTAAGCTATTGTTATGTACTCCGTATTCTTGGTCAAAAGCAAGAAAACCTAAACTAAGCACACTTCTATTTCTAGTTTCTTTGGTAAAGTCCCAATCAAGAACCTCCATCTCCGGGGTACACTGAAATTGAATTTTTGTGTCAAAACCCGGAGTCTTGATTAGGCACCCCTATGCGAGCATTGGAAGCAGCTTGGCAAGCCAAGACTGCTTAGACTGATAGCCAGACCAAGCCATCTTATTGTACTTGAGCTGAACTGGTTCAATCTTGGTAAGCATTCGCATATTAATTTGGTCAGTGGAAGGCACTGAAGCCAAACTCACTGCCTGGGGTATAATTTGAGCAATTTGATTTTCACGTAAATGCAACTTCCTGCACTCCTTAGCAGCATACAAGCACATCGCTTTCTGCTGAAGGCTAGACCCGTCTGGAATCGGAAAGCTAGCACGGAGTTTCGCAGCTAAACTTTTACAAGCCTTGCTGAGTTGTCCGGAGCGTACTCTTTTGCGAGCTCTCCTAAATTCCTCGTAGTCCACCTTACGCTGTTTGATCTCAGCCACGGCCTTCTTAACCACCAATTTGGATGGCAAGTCGGAATCGGAGCCTTCGACGTTCAGCAGCGTCTCGGTAACATCAACCCGTTTATCAGTGTCTTCCCACTGTCTAACCGGTTCTACAGCCTGATCTACCTCCAAGTAGTCTTCAAACTCTAGTAACTCCTCAAACATATCATCTACCATTTCATCTAATCTCTCCAAGTCTAACAGCTCAGGGCCACAATTGCTGTCTGCTAACCAGGCAGTGTGCGCGAGGTTTCTAACCTCGTGTAGAGTTGGACGAATTTCAAGTTCCTTGCGCGCCAAAAGAATCTCCGATCGTATCTTAATGGCTCCATAAACGCAAGTCCCTAATATGACGGCTCCGAGAGCCGGCTTCCAGCACCTCTTCGTATTATCTCTAATGAGGCCTGAAAGCAACTTCATGTCATTCTTCGATGGTGTTATGGCCTGAGCACAAGTGGTTGTAACATTAGCCAACACTTGCTTACTCAGCCCTGTAACTAAGAACGCCATTTCTGTGAAGCGCCGACTCAACCCGTAAAATTCTGGATACGATACCCCAGAATAAGATTGAGTAGGAACCGAAAACCCAGAAAGAAAGAATATTTTAACTTCTCTCTCTCCAC